GCTTTTTTCATACGCATTGCTTCATCTGTTGAGATCCCAATCCACTGTTCGACGATTGTTCCTTTCTTAACGCGGTGACGTGGCTTTACGCCAAGTATCCTACGCATTTCCTTTTGAATAGGAATTACTTTATAGTCATGTGTACATTGTCTGTACAGCATTCCAACCTTTCCACCAGGACGTGCTGCAAATAGTGGTGGATTTGGTACACGTCCGGCGAAAGATTTCCACTCCTCATTACCTCCTGGTATAGGATTAGCTGCACGAATAAGATCCTCACGGATGTTACTTCGTTCAACTGTAATGAGTGGGCAAATTGTTATATTTTTCTTTAAGTATTCTACATGCTCATACACGAATGAGGGTTCCCATCCTGTATCAGCAAATATCATGTAGTCTGGTTTGTGCTTTGTTAGTCCTTCTTGGGCCATGAGTGCGAGACAGGATGACTGAACCCCTGCGCCGAGTGATAGGATGCGTAGTGTTGGTTCTCTTTCTTTTCCTTCCTCGTCCTTGTAGATTGGCTCATGTGTTGCCGCAACTGCTGCCATATTATTGAGACTCTTTTTAGTAACTTTCGTAGACATCTCTTCCAACAGCTTACGTCTTTCATACTCCATTTGCTCCGCATTTATGGCAAAACCAGGTTTTGCCTTTGGCTTTTTACTCTTTCCTTGTTCTCTATAACCTCTGTTCACTTTGCATTACCCCAGTTATCTTTAATTTTATAATCTACTTTGGATGGAACTTCTAATTTCACACAATTTTCCATTATATTTTTAACATCTTCACCCTCTTTATCAGATTTTACGCTACAATTCAACTCATCATGCATCTGAAGAAGTGGTGTAATGCCTAGCTTTTCATACACATCAACCATAGCCTTCTTTGTTTGGTCTGCTGCTGATCCCTGAATCAATCTATTGAGTGCCTTATAGGTCCCAGCCCTCTTTACGTTACTATATTCTGCTTCTGCCTGTTTTAAAGGCATTGCTTTATAAAATTTATTGGGTTCATACCAATTAGGTTCATACAAATCGAAACGACATTTACGACCTAATAAAGTTCTTATAGTCCCAACTTGAGCAGCACGGTTCATAACAGCTTCAAGCATACCTTGCATGAAAGGGACTTTAATTCTAAATTCCTTAAGCATTGCCTTAGCTTCCATAGGAGTTATATCCAAATCAACTGCCATTTTTTTATATCCCATGCCATACATCACTCCGAGACCAATTGTTTTGGCCAGATTTCTGGGTATGTTTGCCATATCAGCTGTCTGTTGGTGAAAGTCTAAACCTTTTACAAAAGCTGAGCGAACATTCTCTGCTCCCTCGTTCTTATTAAGAATAGCAAAATGTGTTAGTAACCTAGGTTCTTGTTGTGAATAGTCAGCTGAAATCCAGTACTCGCCCATCTCTGGGAGAAATATCTTTCTTACTTCTGACCCAAACTCACTTCTAATAGGCATTTGCTGTAGATTAGGGGCGTACATGGAAAATCTTCCTGTTACAGTTCCTCCACTATCCCCTCTTATTTGATTAACGTGTGCGTGTAATCTATCATTATGGATGTACTTTGCTATTCCATCTATAAAAGTTCCTTGTAACTTATTCAAAACTCTTGCTTTTGTTACCATTCGTGGAAGCTCATGCTTATGAGTTTCCAAGAATGTTTGGGTAAAGCTTGGAGCTCCTAGGACAGTATGAGGATATTCTAAATTAACTCTATCAAATGCATCTGCTACTGATCTTGCTGACCAAAGTTGAACTTCTCCCCCTGTCAAATCTTTCATTCTTTTTAAATATTTTTTTTCTTTGTTATAAAGTTTATATTTTAATTCCATAGCCCTTGTCATATCAATTCGGATACCACGCTTGGTCATGTTAAATATAACTCTTATTAATCTACATTCCAGGTCATACACGCCTTCCAATGCATCTTTCTCTATTTCTACCATGAGTCTTTCGTGCAATCTGTAGGTTAGTAATGCATCTGCTTCAGCATATTCACCCACAAATGATGCGTGCATTTTATACATTTCAGCTTTGGGGTCTAGTCCAAGTTCCTCAGCTTTAGCTTTAAGAACCTTTTCATCTTTCCATTCACCTAGATAATCTATGCACATTTGATTTAAAGTATAAGAATATCTGTTCTCATTTAATAAAGCGGAAGCAATCATAGTATCATGGAGATATCCTTTAACTTCTATGTTTAAAGTTGATAGCCATCCAATATCATACTGCGCATTATGAAATACTTTTTGTATTGAATCGTCTATACATATAGACTTAATATACTTAAGTACTCTCTTTTCATCCATATTTCCCCCACCTTCGTGAGCAATTGGATAATATGCAGTGAAATCACCACTGGATATTGAAATACCTATGACTGATCCTACTTTTCGTGGCCATCCTGGGCCCATTTTCTTCAGATCAGTGTCGCATGTTTCTAGATCTATGGCCACTATCTTCCTTCCTTTCATGGAAGGAAATTCGGTAGGATGCAACCATTCGGACTTAAGTTCCTGTTGATTAAATAAATCACGCACCATTTTTAAGTTCTCCTGCTATTGCCATGTATGCAGACGCATCCACATAATCATCAACGTTATGTTTTCCAACCTGAGATCTAGATATTTTTACCAGACCCATCATCATAGCAACTTCATCAGGTGTTATTGAAGCCATTGGCTTAAGCTTAACATCCAGATATGTATTCCAAAAATCTGCAATTTGCTCATGATTCTTGAATGTATCTCCATGTGATTGCTGTCTGCTATTGCTAACCAAATCCGCAGCTTTCATTAGTATTTCTTCTTTGTTCATATTATAAATCCTCTCTCTTGTTGGGGTTGTATTATATGTAGTTCTTTTTTGGCACGTGTAGCCCCCACATAGAATACACGGTTAGTATCATCTGAATCCTTTTCCATCTCATCCCTGTTAGCTCTGGATATATCAGTGAAGAGCATGACATTGCCACCTTTAGCAACGTGGATTGTACTTAAATTAATAAGAGGATCCGCAGTTAAATTTTCTGGATTAAATCTTTCCAAAGCTTGTAAATATTCCTTGTCTCTGTCACCAAGCTTTTCAAAGGCAACATCCCAAGGAACACTTGTTTTTAATAAACCGTGATGTTCAACTAAATCCTCTATGTTGTATGACTGGTCTTCCTTGCTTTCTCCTTCAAATGATTTTAGATTCTTATATCCCCTCGCCACTCCTGTTTGAGAAGTTAAGTGACTATATATATCTGAAACGTCCTTGTAGGAAATCTCCTTAGCTTCATGCAATCTATTCCAAGAATCCACTGCATTTAAAAGTTCTTTCTTAATAGCCATCTTGTTATTTTTCTTATATGGAAGTCCTTGTATACGAAGATCGTTTTCTATTTCCTTAAACATATATTTACATGTTGCTAATACTAGCCAGTTTCCTTCACGAACATTAACAGCTTCCGGATAGGCATGAAATTTAAGAACTCCTTTGTAATCTCTAGGATTCCATTCCTTTTCCCTTCTGTTATGTATCCTACTAGCTATATCTACAGCAATCTTATGAACTGATTGAGGACATCTATAGGATTGTTTTAAAACCTCCACATTTCCCTTCATTCTAATTAAGTGTTCCACATCAGCACCAGCCCATCTGAAGATGGCTTGGTCATCATCACCACTAATATAAACTCTTTTAGAATTAGCCCACATTTTATCGCACATGTCCCATTGCAAATTGTTTAAGTCCTGTGCTTCATCAATGATGACAACATCCAGTTTAGGGACGGGACCAGATTCAATGTAGGTGGAGAGCATGTCAGTAAAGTCATGCTTGTAATTCTTTTCCTTGTAATCCTCTAGAGATCTATAAGCCCTTGATAGTTCAGGCCAAGAAACATCTAAATTAAATTTATTATAAAATTCCTGTACTTCCATCTTCTTTACCCTAGCTTTGTTTATTATTCTTAAAAATTTATTGTCAGTTGTAATTATTCCAGTGTCATCCCAATCCTGGGATACAAAATTTAGATCCACTCCGTAATCCTGTGAAAATGTTTTATAGTCATACGCATCCATAACTTCAGAATGAGTCATTCCAAGCTGTCTCTTGCCAAAGGCATGCAAGGTGCTGAAATAAGGAAGATCGTCATCAGTCAAATTAAATTTTATTTTTGCCCTGTTCCTAGCTTCATCAGTAGCTTTAGTAGTAAAGCTGACAAATGCTATAGCTGACGGATCAGTACCATTCTTAAGTTCCCGGTCCACTATCCTCAGCAGATTCTCAGTCTTTCCCGTGCCGGGTGGGCCTAGTATGATGTTAACTTCTGGCATTC